TTCGCGCTCTGTTTTGCGACCTTGAATGTCGCTCTTTTTGCCATAAATTAGCCCTCCATGTGGGCGATTACATCGAATGCCCGCATTGATATTCCGTAATACTCATTTTCCGAACCGATTACCGGGTAGATTGCCACGGTCGCCTTTGTTGGAATTAACTCGACCGGATGACCACCTGCACTGTCAACGACTGTCTGAATTGCGTTCATCTGCGCGAACAAGAAGTTACGCACGCGGGCGTCCAGTATCTTTGCGTCCCGGGTGGCACTTACACGAGTGCCAGTCACGACACAGGTGATGAAGTACTTGAATCTCGCTTCCCCGTTGGCATCAAACAAGTCGGTGCCATGCTCGCGCAGGTTCATTTCTTCAATCCGACCGTCAACGATGGCGAATGGGAATTCCCGATCTCCCCACGCTTGCGGATCTGTCAGAATGGAAGCCTCGACACTGCGCAGTTTCAGCGTTGCGAATGCCGACCCCGCGCCCATGTATGTATTGAGTTGGCTCTTCAGCCGTTCGTCGATGTCATTCCAAAGTGATTCGCTCATAGTTTCCTAGCGACCGCTACGATTAGCCGCCTCAGCCCTTCTTTGTTGTTTCTGGTGCGGCCATAGGGGTTGCTTGCGCTTCAACCACTTCCGTCTTCGGTTTGATACTTTCCAGATAGGCGATCAGCTCCTCTGGCATCGGCTTGCAATCCTCTGGATTGTCAGACGGCGCATAGGTGTTGTCACCAATGACTACCGTGCTTTTTAGTTCGCTGATGTGAATCCAAGTAATCATGTTGCTCCTAAATTGCTTCCAGGCTGACGAGACGCTTGCCCGTGCCAGTGAGCGGGACGCTCAATAGTTTGCCGTGCATGGCGTCAACCGCGTCCCGCTTTGCCTTGACAATGCCATCAATCGCCGTGAGAAGCTGACCCCATGACTCGGTAAGCCCTTGCTGACTTGATACGCTCGAAGAGACCTTTGTCAGATTGCCCTGAATCGTCGCGAGCAAGCGCAGCTCTGCCAGGTCAAACAGTGCATCAATGTGCGCGGCCGCAACCGCGCCCAACTCCGCATCGCTCACCCTGACCACGCTTGCCGGTGAGTAACCCAACATGCGCAGACCCCAGAGGATAGGATCTGCCATGTCGGGATTGTCACCAGAGAGATCGACCGACATCTTCACGGTGCTCATATACTTGCCGCACCGTCTGAAAAGGATTTCCTGTAGTTCGAGCCGCGTCATTAGGCCAACATCTCCCGAATTACTTTGAGTGTACCTTCGGCGATACCATCAATCTTCAGAATCTCTTCGTCACTGGCAGCGCGCACCTTTTCGGGCGTGTCAAAGCCAGCGGTAGAGAGCTTGTTGATTGTCGAATTGGGCAGCAGCCCCCAGCCTTTTTCGGTGACTGGCTCCTGTGTCACTGGCTCGCTTACGCCAGCCAACTCCAAGCGATCTGCCATTCCTGCTGGCAAATCGCCTTCGATCTCGACGGTTTCGCCCGACAAGATAAGCTGGCCTTCCTGCCAATGACCCTTGCCTTTTACTCGATACGTAGCCATTTCTAATTCCTTTTGCGCTTATTACGCTCTATGAAAGTCCCAGGAGTTACGCACCGGTGACATGGACGATGCCGCACTTGCCATCCTGACGGCTCTTGATGCGTGGTGCACCGACCATCATCAGCTTGAAGCCGCTCGCCAAACCATCGTTGCTTGTCCACTCACGAAGCTGCATACCAGCGAAGTCGGCAGGCTCTGCATAATCGAGAACATCATCAGTCATCTGAATCAATGCAACCGTGCCATCGGGCAAGAAGGGCAGCATTTCGAAGCCAGAGACGTTGGGTAGGCGCAGAATGCGATCTCGTGGCGTGTCACCGGTGCCATCGCTGTAGAAGTTCAGCGCGGCCTCGTTATACTGGTTGGTGCTGGCATAAATCATGTACGGACCGTAGTGCAGGTCAGTCATTGCCGCACTGATAGCAGCAGTCACGGTGGTCAGAATGTTGGCAATGGTTCCCCAATCGCCGGTGGCTGATACTGTGTTGCGGCTGGGGTGATTGAGAATGCCGTACAACGGCAACCCATTGAAGTTATTGACCGCCGCCAACCCCAACACGAGGTTTTCGGCTGCCTCTGCGATCACCTGCGATGTCTCTGCGAGCGCGGCTGTGTCCAGGCCATCGCCGCTGCGTCGACTCGCCATGAGCGAACGCATATCCAATTCGAAGTCCTTCCAGATCACGGGGATCGGCACTTCCTTGCGGATCATCTCAGGCAGGTCACGGTTACTTCCGCGGCCTGTCATGTTGATGGTGGCGGGTGTCACATCAGACGATGTGTACCAGCGGCTGGTAAGGCTCCCCAGCCCGCCCAGCTTGTAAATCAACCCACGACTACGCAGCGCATTGACAATGCGCAACTGGGGTCGTGCGGCAGTCAGCACGCGTCGATCCAGTTCAACCCACTCGTCGCGGGTAAGCAAGCTATTTACTGCGAAACCCCGCTCGTTCAGGATTTGGACTGTCTGCGAGCCCTTGCGTCCACCAATCGGACGCCCTGCTTTCAGCCATTCCTGCCCTTCTACTGATTCAATTGCTACATTTGGCATCTTGATTCCCCTTCGGAAAAAGACCTACTGATTGAAAGACCTACTAAGGCACCACCGAAATTAGGCGATGCGAACCTTGATACGACCCGTTGCGCCAGTTGTGGTGACGGCTTCATCGGCGTAGCCAATGAGTGCGCCAGTGACCACCGTTGCATCCAACGTGCCCTTGCCGACCGCGCCACCAGTGACAGTGGACACAATCGGATCGCCGATTGCCACGGTCTGCGAGGCTGCGAGGACGGCGTACACCACATCGCCGGTCTGAGCGTAGACATAAAAGCACCCATCATCAGCAGCGTATGCCTGGTCAATTGATGGCGCGGTATCGTCAGCGGCATACGGGTTTTCCAACACAAAGATTTTCGAGTTGGGCTTTGCGGCAGCGGCAACCTTTGCCAATTTGCCAGTCGAGGCCACTTCAACAAGTGAGCCGGGCACGGTCGAAGCTGCCACAACCTTATCGTTCCAAACTGTTCGTTCGCCATCGTTGACCGAAATCAAGACAATATGCGGAGCGCTTGAAGCCATGATGTTTTTCTCCTGAAAAACTGATTTCTATAACCTTTGGGGTTATAACTATTCGACTATCGACTTACTTCTTCTCTTCGGCGGGCATTACATAGGGCTCCCAATCGTCGCCCTTCTCGTTGCTCGCAAAGCCAAAGCGCCCGCCAAAATCGGTAGGTGCGTTGGCTCGGTACATGCGCTGCAAACTCGCAGTCGGCAGCAATTCGAGATCGGCAGCAGTCAGGCCAACACGTTCGTTAGCCGCCAACTGAGCGATCAAGGTTGTGCGTTCTGCCTTCTGATTCACGGCGAAGTCATTCAACGTTGCCGTGAGGTTTGCAATGCCACCGACAGCCTTGACAGCAGCCAGCAGACCAAGCAACTCTTGTGCTTCGTTCGCTGCGAGCACTGGCACGACCGGCACGACTGGCACGACCGGCGCAGTCTCTTCAGCGGGTGTTACGGGTGTGGTTACTTCGGTATCCATCAAAATCTCCTTTTCATTCGTTGACAGCACAATCGATTCGCGCTGTTCACCTTGCAGCTTGAAAACTGACACTCTGCCGCCCCAAGCGACTGCGATAGAGTGGAAGAATATGGTTTCTCGTGTTGGCATGGGTATGCCAGCGTCGATCCCTTGTGGCACGTAAGCCAGCGTGATATGCGGTAGAAATCCGTTTATCGCTGTTGGCATTGCATCGCCCAGGTAACTGGTAATTCGTTCTCTGAAGTCGTGCAGGGCAGCCGAGCCAATCGAAAGATAGACAGGTTCGAGTGACTTCCCTTCCTTCGCGGCGAATCGCCCCAGCCCCTGCACATCCGCAGGCATAAAGACTTCGTGGCGAGCGATATCGGCCACGCGCGACATTAAGTCGTGCTCGTTGATCTTCTGCTCATCAACCTTGCCCAGATAAGCGAGCGTGACGTGCAACTCTTCGGGCGTTACGACTTCCGAGCCATCAGGCAGATCGGCAGGCGAAAGGGCATACTTGACTGCATCGGCACCTTCCAGGAAGAAAGCGACCATAACGCTATCTGTAGGCGGAGCCTTTGCGATTGCCTCGTTGACTTGGAGCACTCCACACCCATCGGCAATCGAGCAAGCGCCGATCCCTTTGGGCAGGATGGCTACGTGATCTGGCTTGATGTTGCGCTGCGTGACCGAATAGGGGCGACCCTTCCAAGTGCCACCACCGGCATTCGCAACGAAGTCGTACATGTAGCCGGTGCTCTGCTCGATCATCTGCCCAGCTTCGACACTCTCAATCAAGCCGGTTGCCTCTTCGATGTTGGCGATCTGCTCGGTATCGAACCAGTACTCGGCGCGCAGCTTGTCACCATCAAGCGAGACATTCGACACAAAGCCGATCTGCCGTGTGTCCGCCCCAGGCGTAGCAAAGGCAACGAAAGCGCCGTCCTTGCGCGGGTGCTGTAGCACGAGCGGCACCTTGTCCCATAGCGGCACGCTCGCAGGCAGTTCCTCACGCGGTAGGAACTGCCCATTCATCACACCGGCGATAGCCATAATGCCGGGGGCAATCACGTACTTGCCTTCCCGCCGCACCAGCCGACTCGCCAGCGGCATACCCGCATTGGTAGCCAGTCTTTGATTGCAGTTGCACGACTCGTTTTGATTGCACATAGAAATTGGTAAAAAAAAAGGGGCAAGGTAGAGATCGAATGATCTCCACCTTGCCCCGTGTGTCCGCATTATTTTATTGCCGCGGTTCCTGTGACAGTGGTCGGTGTATCTATGTGCGCCGACCTATTTAGTTGACTAAGATGGGGATACGGAATCGAACCGTTGACCGATCCAGCGTCGGGGGAGTTACCCTTCCATAACGCAAGGACTAGACAGCCATGCCCCAGTGCTTCAATGTTTTACTTCGCTCATAGGTGATAGCGTGTAAAATGCCGTTTCGCCTCGCAGCGTCAACGTGATCACGTACTTCCCATCTGGTTGCGCCGAAATGTCTCTGGCAATGTTCATCACCCGCGGACGCAAAGATGATTCAGTCGGCTTGCCCTTTACGGGTGGATTTCTGTGCTTTATTTCTTCGTCCATTGCAACCTCTTCAATTCGTTGATTCGTCTCGAAACCTCGTCGCCAACCGTTTTGCCTTTCAGTTCACCGAGTTTCCCTGTTGAGTGAAACAAGTGAACCATTGCGGCTACATAGAAATTTGTAGCGACTTCCATCGCAGTCTGAAGCGTCATATCCCCAACCTTTTGGGCAAACAATCCAGACAGCTCGACAACCATCTCATCATGCAACTTCTTCTGTTCTTCATCCATGCTTTTCTCTCTTTTTACGAAAGACTCACCACGGGCACGACTGAGCACCTACACTGAACATGGGCGGGCGGATAACCTATCAGCCCGAAACCCTGACCAAGCGGCACTCTTCGACCGTGCAGCGGCCTGCATATCTTGCAGACCATCTCATCATTGGCAGTCAACCACATAACCTCTTGCACTACATTACTTGCCAGGTAAGCGGATAGTGCGCCCCAGACATAAGAGCGTGTCACTTCAGTCGCAGCAATCCGTCTGGCCCGTTCCCTGCCGAAGTAGTCAAGCAGTTGACTTTCCAGCCAGGCGAGCGAATGCCCGCCCTCCTCCATCTCGATCAACTTTTCACGGATTACCCGCGCTGTTGTGGCGTTGATAAGTGCCGCTTGCGTAATAATTGTGGAGTCGACCCATTGCGATTGCATTGCTCCCACATGGTGGCGATTGATTGATACATCAATGAGGGCTAGTTGATCCTCTGCCAATGATGCCCCAGCCACCAACCCCAGTTCTAAGGTTTTGCGCAGCGCCCCTGATAGCCCGTCGCTCGGCATCCCTGTTGATGCTGCCCTTGCCAACCCATCCCGACCACGAGACATGAGCAGTGCCAGCAAGAGCATTAGGCCATCATTCAGGGAATCGGTAGCTTCATCTTCAATCGCCATTCGCCGATCTAGTTCTGGCTCTTGATCACCGCTGCGAGGCAACATCAAGACTCTGCCAGGCATTAATAGTTACTCCATAGCAATTCGTGCAACTCGTTGGCTGCAAGCTTATCCACTGACACATCCTGATTCGGGTCCATCACGGGTGCCAGTTGTGCGGGAATTTCCTTCTTGGCGATCTGCTTCGGGTCAATCTCTGGTGCATAGACCCTGACAAACTCTTCTGCTTCAATATTAATACCCGCAGCAGATAGCGCGCTTGCCATTGCACTGGCAGTCTGTGCGCCCTGCATCCGATCATCCTTGACAAGCCGATCCCACTTAAAGCCAAACCCACCACGCGGCGTGGGCAGCAAGCCCCACTCGATTAGCTTGGTGACTGTTGGTCGCAGGATGGAAGGGGCGACAAAGTTTTGCCGCCGCTCTTCGATGGATTCCAGCCACGCAACCGAATCTTGACTACTGGCGAGATTGCCGCGCTCCGAACCCATCAAGATTCGTTGCGGCATATTGATGGTGGCTGCGATCATGGAAATGTTGATCATGATCAGCCCTGTCGGGTCCGTTACTTGTCCGCCAAGCGGCACGTTCTGAATGCCTTCTGCGAGCATCCCACGACTTAGCCCATTCCAATATTCCTCGAACATCGCTTCGAGGCGTTTACGCGCTTCGCTACCTTCTGGCGGAAGTTCGTATTTGTCGGTTGTGGTAAATATATTTCCGCTATCCATCAACTTCCAAGCAGCCTCACCAGATCCCGCCAAGACTTTTAGCAGGTTGACCAGATAGTTGTATGGGCTTTCGAGTCGTGGCGTACCAAATAAATCGTTGGTCAAAGGCTCGTCGACCACATGCAAGCAACGCGACCAGTGCGTGTCAATCTCTTGCGAGCTGTTGTCGAGGTTGGTCGCAACCTTCAGGCGATAGGTCAGCGGCATCCCGAATCGCTCAGACTTGCGATCTGTGTCGATGCTGCCGAATGACACAAGGCTCTCATCAAGCACGGTCACGTAACTGAGCTTGGCGGCCTTCGTGACTGGCTCGGTTAAATTCTCTGACCCTGCCAGACCAAAATACAGGACACCAAAGCGCCCAATGCCAGACGCACGGTCCAGCCGGTGCATGTAGTGATAAAGCCCCTTGCCGCCGAAGGCGTTGATAGCGATATCATTCCACGCTTTGCAGAACTCGCTATCTGTCGTGCCCGTCTTTTCATCCTCGCCTTCAAAGATGATCGGAAGCTTGCGCCACGATTCATCACAAGGGGCGTTAACAATGCGAGTAGCGATCCCGCCGCGCCGATACATGGCAAGATACTGACTCGGCTCCAAAATCGTAGGATAGCCCGCGCTCTCGTAAATGTCGCGCTTGCCATCCATCATGCGCCCCTCTTCGCCTGCGAGTTGGGTGCGCTGCATGAGCATTGATTGATTTGCTGCGAATCGAATCGCCTGCCGAAGATCGTTGTCTTTCATTTCTGACTCATTGCCCCTGCTGTTTTCTTGCCCGTCATTCGACCCGCATTAGCCGCCGCAAGCGCCAAGGCCATCGCCCAAAACTTGTCGGCGTGGTGTTTCTCGTTGGCACTGGTATCAAATACAAGGTTTTTCGACCCTGTGACGATTTTTTTGATGCTGTGAATCTGGTACGCCATATCCCTGTCAACGGGCAATGTCACCCGCTTGCGCTGGAAGATAGTCTTTGCCTCGGTCGCCCAGAGCGTCTTTGTGCCGCTGGTAAAGTCAACCCCTTCCACCTTTGAGCCAAACTGCTTTTCCATCGTTTCGGCGAGATTGCGACCGATGCCAGAGCGATCGATATAGCCCTTCTGGACTGGCAACCTACCAAACACATCAGCTAATACGCTTTCCTGATCTTCGAATCCCATCTTCTCTAGCGTAATCGCCAGACGAAGCGGGAAGCTTTCGGCTGTGGTGACACCTGTTACAAATATCTCAGTTGCATCTTTGGTTCTGCCAATGTCAACGCCAACTGCAAATGTATTTTCAACCCTGGCAAACCTTCTGTCTTCGAGCAACCCATCAATCGCTTCACGAATCGAAGTGCTCAGCGTTTCACGAGCCTTGACGATTCTGCAATTAAGCGTGGCATCTTGCACGCCCTTAATCTCTTCCCACGTAATCCACGATGTGGTTTCATCGACGTAGGAGCACTCGTACTCTTGCTCAAAATCCTCAATCGGCATGTTGGCGAAAATCGCCTTAATGCGATCATTGCCAAACAGTTCGACGCGATGCTCAGTTGGCATCATCGGCGCAAGCTTGCGAGCTTCAGCGACATTCAGGCAGAATGCCCGCACTTCCCACCAAGGCGTTCGCTTGCGCTTATAGCCCGGGTACTGCCGCATTGCCTCGGTGTCAATCTCCCAAAAGACACCGGATGCGCCCATGGGACTGCTGCCGATTCGCAGTTTTCCGCCCTTCGAGATAATGGGCAGGGCAGCCGTGTAAATGTCCCTGTCCCGGGCGACATGAGCAAACTCATCAGGATATACCCAGTAGCGAGACAAGCCGCGTGGTGGCTGGCTGGTCAGGCTGACAATGCGCGCTCCGTTGTCGAACTCTATCTCAGTCAACGTATCGCGCACGACTTCGGGTAGGCCGCCGATATTGAGAGCTTTTTGAATCCGCTTAGCATAGCGAATCTTGTTCATGCTCTCATCGAGGTTGATTGAGATAAAGGCGCTGGAAATGCCATCGAGCACAGCGTTGGCAACCGACTCAGCAGCGATCAACCACGACCATGCAATCTGCCGACTCTTATTCTCAATCCGAAATGTGCCATCGTCGCAAAGGTGCGCAATCTGGAAGTGCTCCCACTGCGCATCGTCAACCCCCGATGCTTCCACCAGGTCAAGGTTGTCAATCAGAAACTCGCAGCGGGCTGTGTAATCAATCATCTTCAAAGATTGCTAGATTCGCACTCGCCTGCGCTCTACGATTCTCCCTCTCGGCTTTCCATTGTTCCAGTGTGACCCCAACCGTTTTCACGGTGCCAGACAATTCAGTCTTAGACTTGCGCCCACCCACTTCTTTGGCAAGGTCATCAAGTGCGGCCCGAAATTCAGAAATCAGGGGAGCGTTGAAACGCACCAGGTCAACCCGCTCGGCATATTCACCACTGCCGATTTGCTTCACATCTGGCAGCCAGACGTTGGACAAGGTTCCCTCTGTGCTTTCCTCGTAAATCTGCTCACCCAACATGGATGCAAGTTTCTTTAGCTTGCGGACCCGCTCAAAGTCAAGGGCGAGACCGGAAGACAATTCTTTCTCTCTGGCTTCGTTCTTGCGCTCTTCAATGGCGGCATCGTATTCAGATGCACGCTCAACCCAGCTAAATTCGGCGCACCATTGCTTCAGTGTGGCGTCGCTTTCGGTGGCAGGTTGGTTTTTGCTCGTTTTGGCATATTTTGCGAGCAGCTTATAGAGCGATCTCCCCGCCCCCATGCGAAGGTAATCGTTGCAGCCCTGCACTGCCCGGTCTGACTCGTTTTCCTTTCGTGTGCCAGCCAGCAAATGCAATGCCGATTTCTTAGCCATCTGTTTACCCGCCAATATTCTCCAACCACCCAGCGAGGATGGACAGATCTACCCCGCCCACCTTCGCCACGATCAAAACCAGAGCCACAAGCACGACCACGGAAATGAGCACAGCGATATAACCCTGCTTGGCATAGATATCTTTCAGAAAGTTAAGAATCACTCTGTTTGCCTCCAGCAGCAATCAGCACCGCAAATATCACAAATGCACTGACCAGCGGCAATAGGATGCAGAGTAAGCCGATAAGTACATTCATAGTTGTGGGTAAAAAAAAAGAGCACCGACGATCCGCCCACAACAGGCATAATGGATCGTCGGTGCTCATCTCCAACAAAGCTCGATTACATAGCAGTGTCACGAAACCTGCTGCCAGAACGATATTAGCACATGCGTAAGATTTACGCAAGTGGCAATTTCAAATCACAACATTCTCTTCAACTACCTCAATGGTTACTCGCACTTTTCGATATAGGTGCTTACCAAAGGCGGCGGCCTGCTCTTTTGTGCAATCTACGCAGAAGGCAGATTTCTCACCTTGCGGGTTGGTATAGTTAATCTTCAAGTCAGTCACGGTGTCCCATGATGTGCCGACCGTGATGAGCGTGCCATCAACTTCGAGTTTCATTCTTCGCCCCCTACGCCAGCTTCACGAAAAAGAAATCTGGAACGAGCAAATAATACATCGGAAGGGATTCGCAGACCATCGGCGACCAGTCGGTGCATTCTTGCCCTATCCAGAACAGCGGTAGAGTAATGTAGTGGCACGCTCTCCAATGCGATCTTATCTATCTGCGCAAACTCTTCTTTGGGTATCCTCATTGCACTCAGAAGCCTACTCATTTCAAAAGCATCATCAAGCCTGATCCGAAATGTTATACTGAAATCCGCGCCTATCATTCTCTTCGCTGGTCTGCTTCGCCAGTCAATGCGCCTCTCTCTTCGCTTCATTCTATCCACCTCCACACACAGAAGAGTGACACGTGCTGATTCATCGGCAAGCCAAATCCCGTCATCAAGTCGGAATCCGCGGAGCGCACCATCGCCGACCAAGCGCCCGACTGGCTTGGATCGTCTGGGTTGAATGATCCGTAGATATCCTTCTCCGCAAAGCCGTAATCCTTGGTAGGAACCAAGAATGCCTCTCTGCTATTCCATACATCGAATTTCGCTTCTTTGATGGCGCGCCCATCCTTGCCCAGAACAATGGCGTAAATGTTGTGATCTCCCCCAGCCATCGGGAAGACCCCCATAAAATCACGGCGTGCCCAGTCGGGGATTGAGTATACCGATTCACCCATCTCCCACGACCCAAACATCGTGGTGAAGAGATCTGTCAGGCGATACACGCCATGCTCTCGCGGTGAACGGGTTACGCCTACTCGTAGCTTTGCTACACCCGCTGATTGCCGCACCGCTGGTGAAGGTGGCTCCACTACCGGCACGGTTGGCGGCGTGATGACCGGCTCCCCACCCCCTATCATCAGCTTGAGCGCGGCAAAATCCATCAGCGCAGAGTTTAGCTTTACCTGGATGGAATCCAGCTTATCGGTGATCGCAGACATGAAATCTCCTGTTAATGTGCAAAGTCTCAGCCATTATATCAAAAAGTTGAGTTAAAACAAACATATTGACAAATACTCCAAACTTAGTATAATAATTTTGAGTTATCAAAAAGGACACTATGAAAAAGAAACTAGTTCTCTACAGTGATGAAGCCGTTGCCCAGCGCACCAACCGCGTGCGCCGCACCATCTCGCAGATCGCCAACTCTGACCCGGATATCGGGATTGAAGTAATCGGTGGCAAGGGCAAAACAAAATCAAGTTGGGTGTTCACCCAGGCCCACATTGATTTAATTCTTAAGCGGTATGGCGAGATACCAAAGGCTGGACGCCCCAAGCGAGACAAAAAGGGCAATCTGATTGAATCGCCAAAACCGGCGCCAGAGGAACCAAAAGAGTGAACAATCGCCGATCTGTCACCGGATCGGCGCTTTCTTTTCCCGCTGACAGATTTACGCCACGACCAGAGCATCAACAACAACTTTTTCCCCATGTGGGCACTCTTCAGGCCTCGGCAATGCTCGCCGTTTATGAAACTTGCGGGTCCTCTTGCAATTCCCGCACTCGATAACGCCCTCAACAACCTGCACGCCATGGATAAACAGCCTACCCGCCACGACATGGCCTATTACACTCCCGCAAGATTGACATACCCAGTTCGAGATCATTGGTGACCCCTTCGGCGAATAAACTCGTAAATGGCGATCACGTGTAGGGATACGCAGCCAGCAAGCACAATAGCCATTGCGCCGCGCACGATGACCACGTAGTCTCTATAGCTCTCAATGTCAAACGATGGATTCTTGCCCGTCAAAAAACTGAGCATCAGCACAACTAGCAGCTCTAGAAATACCCACGTGCTATCCAGAACGATAATCCACTGAATGATATGCACCATGCGCGGGGAGATGACACCCAGCGACCTACGCACAATCAGCCGATAAGATATTTTTGCAACGAGATAGCCAGCCATCAACGACGCATTTACAGGATATATAATGTCCATCCACTCTAGTGATTTCATTACCCACCCCTGCCCAACCAGACAATCGGGAACGTAATTGCAATGGCGGCTATCACCACGAGGAGCACACCATAAAACACATAGACCGGTATGTTCACCTTTGATGTGTAACTCAACTCCATTGCCCGCCACATGGGGTCATATCGCTCTAAGATTGACTCTAGCCTGTCCAAACGAGCATCAAGGGCTTCGATCACCGTAATCTCGCGCTCGATATTGCGGATATCCGTTTTGATACCGCGCACCTGCGCAGTAAGCCCAGGTTCACCCAGATTGCCAGAGAGAAAGCCCTCGATTGCCTTCACGCGCTCCTTTACATCGTTTATCTCTCGCTGAATCCTCTCGGCTATTGTCGATGGCATCGCCACTGGCTCGATTGCTGTCACCGGTGGATTGTTGTGGCCTGAGCTTACATACCTGAATGTGTCATCTTGTGGATCAACAATCTGGCGCGCCTGCGCATAGGATGTGACAGACTCGCGCCTCAGGACAGCGTAGAACGCAATCGCAAACTCGGCAGACCGCGTGTCGTCAACTGTGCGCGTTGTGTAGATGCAATCGGAATTGCTCTGGCTGATAACCCTTGCGGCAATCGCTGCCGACTCACATGTGTTGAAGATCACCAACTTGGGCGCAGCGGTTTTTATGATCATGATCAGCGAATCAAAAGGGATAACTACATGATTCGCCTCAAACCCAATTTCGCTAAGATGCCCAGCGAAGTGGTATATATCTTGCGGCTCACCCTCAGCCGCGACACTCAACACATCGTACCTGCCAACCTCAGTGATCACCGTCATTTGGTGCCACTTTCCAATAGCGTCCATCTCGAAACGCACACCGGGTAACTTCGGTGCCTGCAAAGCGAGCGGTGCAATCACCAGTACTTTTTGTGCATCCATTCGCAAGATTCCAATGAAATAGAAAAGGGCGCACCCTCTTCGGATGCGCCCTTATTGTCTGGAAACGCTACGATTTTTTGACTCGTATCACCCGCGGGGGCGGCACGATGTTGGCACTGTTGCGGCGGGGATCCACGTTTATCGTGATCTTCCCGCCCTGGTTGTCTTCAACAAGTCCTGCAAGGATGTCCGGAAGTAAAACGGTGAGTGAATCGATGATGGACTTTGCAAGTTGTTCGTTTTGCGCACTGGCAATGTTAGTGTTCATTAGTTTACCATCACCTAACAGGCAGGTGAAAAACTGCCCATTCTTAAAATCGTTATGTTTGCTTACTTTCCTTCGTTGCGTAGTTAGCGGGTTAATCTGCCTTATCCTTAAATACGACATAATCTTTTTTCACTTCACCACTCTTTCTATCACCCCTCATTCTAGGTTGCCACCAATACATTCCATGATATTTTCCAAATAATCCGCCTCCATCCGAAAAATTCTTGAAATGACCGCGTACAAAATGCAATGCCTTCTTGACAGAACTTCCACGCAAAGAGGTGTCGCTGTTAACCTCTTTGCGGAGCTGCGTGATCGTCAATATCTTGTAGTTTACTGTCGGCACACCATTTTTATCACGTCTTTTTTGCACTTTGGGCGGTAAAGTCACATCCGACACGACAACATTTTTGCAGTGCAGCAATTGTAGTGCAAAAGCGAATGGCAAAAACGCAGACAAGCCGAGTTGCATCGCTTCGCTACTAGCCATCTCTGGAAGCAATGCCGCTCCGAGGAACCCGGGTAACGATCTACCAGTTTCGTTAAAAAATCCAGATCGCAGCATCATTGGCACAAAAGGCTTTCCAAACAAAGAGCAAAATACACGATCATCCGTGAATAGCGTCCACAGGCTGATCCACCTGATTCGCTCCTTCCCATCACATGCCAATTGGAGTAGTTTTTTAGTTTCAGAATCATCACCATTCGAGGCTGGCAAGCTTCTATTAATCAGACTGCTTGTTATTCCTGCCAGCACGTTTTCGCCTTTTTTTGTTCTGAAAATGAACTCCTCTGTAGCATCCTTTTTCAGCTCGAAGGTTTGCAGCAACATGCCCATGCTATGAGGCTCTACATGCCTACGCCCCATAGATCGAGAATAGATCTCCCCAGGGTGCTCAAACTCCATCCACATGAGCGGGTACGGGGGCGTGAGATGATGGAAATCCTCGTTGATATCGTATTCCTCTTGTTCGTTTTCAGATAGAAACCACTTTGACGATGGTGTGATATCAAACTTTTGAAGCTCTTCACTATTGGGAAAGATTTTATATTTTTCAAGCATCCTCATATTGTGGACTCCTTATTCCCCTGCTCACTAATTCATAGGACATGCCCATGTCGATAGCAAAAGTTCACGCTTCAATCTTTACAATCCCTATCCTGTCACCCATTCCAAAAATATGCTTCATCAGGGTGCCAGCAAGAGGCAGCGACATTGATTTTGGCGGGAAGTAGGTCAAGACAGACCCTTTGGGCACGCCCTCAGTCAGATCGCCGTTCGCCAGGTAGTAATTGACACGCCCAGTGAAGTACATCTGCGGATACCTCATCAGGGGTGCGAACCATTGCTCTGACGTTGCGGCAAAGCAGATGCAACATGCGCTTGTCACATCGCCAGACTCGTAGCTGCTCACGAGCTTATTGATCCAATCTGCATTGCCGGGCAGGTCAACGTCTGTGCAGTATCCCCGTCGCTTGCACACAAGCTTTCGACAGTTGGGCTTACAGGCTCGCTCTGGCGATGAAAACGGGTGATTCATAAACACACGACCTGCCCAGTTTTTCGACAGGCCATCATCGAACCTGGTGTAAATTGTTGCTGCGCGAATGTTGGCGTTTGCTAATGGGTTAGATGCCGGGTCAAGATCAATTGTTCCGCCCAGCAAGGCGCGTGCCACATCGACGATATCCAAAGGGGTGTGATATTCGGTAACACCACTGTTTTGGTGAATCATTTGTGCTTGGTTCATGGCTGCCCCCATCAATTGACTTTGATTGCCCCACCAGAATTTACATGTTGTGCGCCAGCCAGTGAGTACCCGCGCCCCTTCGTGTTCCGTATCAGCCACATAGCCGCCTCGATCTCGCTCATTTTGCTGAAATCTGGCAAGTTAATCTTTCGACTGCGCAAGGAGTAAAATTTACCCTTGTACTCGACTTTTGGCATAGGATTTTTCGCAATTCGCATAAATCACCTCGCTGCCTGAAATGAACGGTCGGGGGTCAACCGTTCCACTGCACGATTAAACTACCGAGAGATTACGGGAAGATAGACAGATTCAACCGTTGTCGCTTCCGCAACCAGACCCACCAGTTCAACGCTCTTGACGCTGCCGATAATGTAGAGTTTCACCCCACAATATGTGCCGCGGCGGATTTCCGTTGTTTCGTCTACAAACGTCACCTTCAGTTCAACGATGGCGTCTTGGGTTGTGTTGAGGCATTGAATGTAGTAGGTATTGATCGGCTCGCCATCGCTGCCTGTTTCAGTGCCCAGGTAGGTGATTGTCGCCCCGTCCGGCTCCACTGAATCACCCAGAGACGTTGGCGCAGACTGACACTTGTCAGTGTTGAAGCTGGCCTGCGGTTGGCTGCTGCCAGGGTGCCCGGGTCGTTGCTCGACAACCATTCTCAAATCGCCGACATATGCAGCCCCAGTAAAAATCTTTGTCGATGTTTCACCAGCGACAAGTTGAATGAATCCCGTCTCGCTCGCCACTCCATTGACATAGAGCGTCCAAGCCGTGCTGCCTGTCATCGATGCGCCAGTGTTCGTAATATAGAAGGATGGCAGCCCACCGTCACAATTGCCAGTTACGGTCAGGCTTGACTTATCCCATGCGGTGATTGTCGGCGTTGGTGTCAATGTAACCGTTGGCGTTGGGGTTGGCGTTTGTGTCTTCGTGCGGGTTGCGGTCGCCGTTGCTGTACCTGTGCTAGTTGCCGTGATGGTTGGCGTCGCTGTCGGTGGATCTGGGGTTACTTTGGGGGTCGGCGGTAATGCGCAATCCCCGCCCATTTTCACGGTGGCGACATTGACCTGCCCGCCATTCTTCCCATCACCCCACGCGGCAAGCACTGTTGATTTCAGCGTGACTGTCACCGCGGTTTGTGGGACCGAAAAACTGAAAGGGAATTTATACCCATTGCTTTCACTAAACGCCCCAGTGGCGACGATCCCACCAGTAACGCTGTTGTTAGCGTGGATGGCAGTGTATTCCACTCGCACGCTGTTATTTGCCCCAGCCAGCCCAGTTGACCAGCTCTGCGCAAACCCATCAACCTGGTACTCACCATTGGTCACACAGGCCGATCCGCTCAGAACTGCGTGGTGATCGGGTGCCGCAAGCGCATTGATGAAAAGAATGAGAATGGCTGCAACTGCAATTTGTGTAGCGATAATTCTTTGATAGTATGTAGTAGTCATATGCTCCTAGCGTATTGACGAAATGGGCAGAGGGGTGTTCGTAGCATCCCTCTGCCTAATGAATGGAAAACAAACTACGATGGTTCAGATTCCCCTGTCTTTAACGAGACCAGTGAGTCATACAAAGCCACACAATTCTTAATGGCTTTGTCGATGTCTGCCCCATACTTCTTGGAGAGGCGAAGATATTCCTCAAATTCGATTCGCTGTAACTTCTCGTGGTCTTTCTTGGCGCACTCCGCAACAAACTCTTCGTATTGCGCTTCGGTGATCAGCTCGTGTGCAAGCATCTTGTCAGCCGATAGCGGTTCGGTAACCAATCGGATTACCGGGTTGCAATCCTCGTCGAGCTGCGCTTCGAATACAGCAAAACCATATTCCCCATGTAGCGCAAATTCGTTATCCGTAAACGTGACACGTTTTACATTGTGCACTGAGTCGCCGGGCTGAATACGGATTTGTCGATTTCTTGCCACATCAATGATGTTTGGCATCTTCCCTCCTGAATGTAACTGATTGACCAGATTGATAACTACGTCAACTCTTACAGGCTGTTCATCGACACGAGCGTCTTGTCGATCTCGCCTAATTGGTGGGCGACTTCGACCAGTGCCAGGGCGATGGCTCGTTGATAGCTAAACGACTCTAATGCCATGTTTGCCTGCTCAAGAAGGCTTGGGTCGGCGGGCTGCGGGGCTGGCGCGGTCTCTGCTTCTAACTCTGGCTCTGGCTGCCACTCGTGGTAGTACTGCTTTGCGAGATCGATGGTGGCAGATAACCGCCCGACAGTTGCACGATTCGTGGCGCACTTGTAGCGAAGCGCTCCGCTCCAATACCCTACGTGGATGTCTGCATGTTTGGGGATTGATAGCTTCAATGGGCATTCCGAATCGCTGGGGTCAAAGCTGTAGAATTCAGCCAACTCCACTGGCATCTTGTCGTGAACAATGTCGTACTCCTGGCGAATCTTTTCGATTTGCTCTTGCTCTTTCGCTTCTTGCAGTGCGCGATAATCATCGACGCGCTTCTGGTGTTCTGCTGCGAGTGCCGCTAAATATTCTTGCGCTGACATTTTGTTCTCCTTGACTTTTAAGATTGATTGGGGGCATTTCTGCCCCCACCTAAACGATTAACTGCCTACTGGGTTACTTACCTACTGCGGGTTGCATGTGCTCGGCAAACTTCAACTTAATCGACTCGCCATTGTTCATCAACGAATCGGCGATCAAGTCACATTCATCAGCCGACAGCGTGTTGATATCGGTGCGGATGTTCCCCTTTGTTTTCTGTCGGGTGTAGCCCTCGACAAGCCATTTCGTTGCAGCGGCTGCATTTCCGCCAAACAAGAGATTGATCCTCCCTTGCAATCGGTCAACGGCTGGGGTGGCACCCGCACTAGAATCATTGAATGGGTTTTCGCCATCCTCGTCACCCTCATCGCCTTCGTCAACGTAGTCTAAAATCTCACCCGTTTCCATATTGACCGAGCCGGTCAATTGCTTGAAGGTGGAGGGGCCAGCGAGCTCGCCAATTGCAGATCGGCGCATTTCCAAAAGCTTGACCTGCACCCATTCTGGATGAGGCTCAAGGAACAACAGTGCCTTGGTGCGGCGCACTCGCTTCCCGCCATCCTTGCCCGGTGTGCTAATCTCAACTGGTCGCCGAATCAGCAGGAACGGAATGCCAGTCAGATCGCCACGCAGAGCAAAGGCCGCATTGAGATTGCGGGTGATTTGCATGATGTCATTGAGGCTGTGCGTCTCGACTGAGACGTATGCAAATCGCATCAACTCAGGAATAATCACCGTCAGACGACCAACCTCTTTGCAATTGCCCGGGCATGGCTTGGGCTCTCTGCTATAGGTGCCGTCCGATTTCTGCCAGATCACGCAAGTTTCGCCGTCGCATCGATGCTTCAGGCCACCAGCACTGTATTCTTCCTGCCACGAGGTGAAGTTCTCTTCGATGGTGTGGAATGGCAAGTAGACTGTGATCGCCTTTGGCTCATTGCCGTAGGTTGCCACGAACTTCGCCATGGCGTCGGTGTCATCTGTGTCAAAGCGGAAGTAATCAAGATCCTTGCCTGGTTGATTGCCATTGGGCTTCTTATCGCCCTTTCTCAGTTTGCCGATGATCGGGAAACTCGCCGTGTCCTGCTGTAGTCGCTTAATAGGCATTGTCGTTTTCTCCATTCTCCAAAAAAGCAGCTTGTAATGCTTCCGGCAAGGCCGCCCACACTTCAGCAGCCTGCATTGATTCTTCCTTCATACGTTGTCGCAATTCCGTAATGCGACGCGCTTCGTAGTTATTCAGCGGGATGGATATCGGTGCATTAATCCACTCTTCAAGATGCGCTGCCAACTCAACCAGTTGGAGGCGGCGCATTCGCTCACGGTCTTCCATGCGCCAGGTACGCCCGCGATGCCAGAAAATCGACTCACTGAGCAACAGATCGCTACCCTTGGCGATTCTGTAATAGTAATCGGTCGTACCGGGTAGCTTCATCGGCAAATCTGCGAGCCCCCAACCCATCTCCCCAAACGCCCACTGGAATTGTGGTAGCGTCGCCGCGATTACATCTTGCGGGACAAGCCGCTCATGCTGGCTCATGCCGTGACACCAGTATCCAGCCACACGCGCCCGATTCCCTTCTCCGTGGTAATCGTAATCTCGCTCGATCAGAATATCGACATATGCGCCGCGTGTGTCTTCCGTAATTTTTTGCAGATAGGCCAACAAAGCTGGGTTTTTATCGCCCTTCCAGTTTGTCTTCAAGGCGATGGCGAGCCGGTGGAAGCAGAGCTTTCCGTAATTCAGGATGGTGGGTGCGCCCACATCCTTGCAGTCGCACCAGTTACCACGCTTGCTGCATTTCTGGCCTGCCACCAACCAAACATCATTACCGTAGCGATCAACGCCAGCACAGATCACATCACCACGCAACACGTAATCCATCGCTTTTCGTGCTCGGCTACCTCCTTTCGTGTAACAAATTTCCGGAAACTTTGTCTCATAGAGCGAGACGAGATCGACAAGTGCTTGCACTTCGGGTGAAGCCTTTTTTTCAGGCTGTGCAGTACGCTCCAGTTCTGCGGTCAATGCAGGCTGAATCTTTGCCAGGATTGCAGCCTGTACTGGGTCCCATCCCTGTTTTCTGAATTCAGCGGTAGCATTCACTCGACCACCTTGTCCTTCACCTCTACAACCTCTGGCTCAATCCCGCCAGTCCCGTTCTTTCCCCGCATTACCGCGTCAAGATATTCCCGACGTGTCATTTTTACGGTTTGTTCACCCTGTCGGGTGTAGACGACAAACTTGCCGCCGTCTACGGTCCCGAAGGCGATCATCTTGGGCTTATCCATGCATCACTCCAAGGATACAGCGAATGCCATAGCCGCATTGACATCTTCGTTTGAAAGCCCATCAAAGCAGCGGCTCGCCTCAAACTCCCAGCCGTTGGCGACTTGCTTAGCCCACCAATCGCGAATCATCAACCCATAACGGAAAGCGTATTTGCCCAGGTCAAAGGCGTCCACCGGTGGTACAAAGTTGGGTGCCTTCGTGTTGTCTACAGCGGTTTTGACTTGCTCATAAGAAAGTGGCATACTTAATTTCCTTCTTCTTGACAAAGAAATGTTGGTGGAGCCGGGGGCGTTACAGCGTCCCCGGCTTCTTTTTGCCCTACGCTCATCGGCAGGTGTGGGGATACTCATCGTCGTACAACCAGCCGCACTTCACGCACTCGCGAATCTTTGAATTCGATCCACGGAAGAACTTCATAATCGCTTCAAACATGTTTTTTACTCCCTGAAACTCGGTCAAAAGTTTTTTTAGATTGTGCTACGCTGGCTGTCTTTGGAGGCTTCTGTCCTTTCGCTACACCGCCAGCGTAGCGGAGATTTGATTGAGCCTTGCGGCTTGTGGGGTATGCGGGAATCGAACCCACAACGACCCGTAGGTCGTACCAGTCACCCCGAAGGGTTCAAAATTCTTTGTCAGTCGGGGGTCGGCTGACCAACTCGGTCAAAGTTTTCCTGATTGCTCAGGCATAAACATATTATATCAGTGTTTAACACTGTTGTCAATACCCCAAAGCATGAGTTTTGAAAACTCGTCAAGCGCAAAAAAAAGGCGACCATCAAAATGATGGTCGCCTCTGAGTTGGGGCAAAACAAGTTTTCTTTTCTAATCCGTGATTATCGGGGCATCAAATAAGGGGGAGTGTCGCCAAATCCGCTGGCTCGCCTGTGCGATCACATAAAATATGTATCCATGTCAATGCTTTTATGTATATATATTACATAAAAGCAAAACGGCCCGCCGAAATGCAGGTTAGGCGTATCCGCTGCACTACGGGTAGGTCACAGTCGCCGTGCATGTCACGGATTTATCTTTTTCGCCCATCTCCTTTTGTGAGAGAATCTCGCCATCTGCAACAATCACGCACGACGCTGGATCGCTACGCTCCCTGTCTATAACCCTGAACAAAAGTTGAACGCCACGCGTCGATATGAATGTGTGCTCCCAAGTCGAGCCCACATTATCTGCCACGACCAACTTCTCATCACCGATCTGATATTCAATTGAGTAAGTATCATTGCTGTTTTTGCTGTCAATGCGAAATTGCATCGTTCGCGGTACGGCTGTTTGCGTGGGTGATGGCGTTGGGGTCGGGGTTTGCGTGACCGTTGGCGTGGGTGTAATAGTTGGCGTAGGTGTATCCAGCCAGGTAGCGCCATTGCATAGTGCCGGTGTGGGCGTCAATAGCAACACGGCGATCCTCTCGCTAACATACTTTGATACATTGTAGTGATTTATTGATGCGGCGTAGCTGTCTGATGTCAGTCTCAACAAAAAATCGTAATCGTCACATCGGTAGCTTTTGCTGGTAACTTCATTCAGGTATGCGAATTCTGGTGGTTGAGATAACTTTTTCTCTTCATTTTTCATCCAAGCGAGTAGATCTTCAAGAATGAATGGGGCAGGCAAGTCAGATTGGTAGACGAACAAAAATCGGTACGCGTCCTGCAATTTCCCATTGACTGAATCAACCCCGGCATCATTTGGAATTTCCTTCATAAATTCCAAATACATATCCACCGCACCATCGTAGGCGGTCGCTAGCTTCTCTTGGACAATTTTCCCGCAATCATCCACCGGCAACGCCTTCATCTCCCGCGCCGCACCCTGCATATCCGCCACGATGGGGGCAAGTGCAATTCTCGACGCGCCACCAGCAAGAACGAAATTATCTTCAAAAACCTCATTGATGCGGTTGGCATCTTTCACGAACGCATCCCGCGATTCGACCGTACAATCTTTCGCTTTTGCTCGCACGGCGTTTAAAGACGATGTGGGCTCAGCGATGATTTTGGCTACACTGGACAATGTAGCTACTGGGGATTTGCTTTGCGTGAGGTAGGCAGCAATAGCCCCAGCGGAAAGGGCGAAGATTGACAGGGCTATCAAAAACGGGATTCTCGATCTTTTCTTTTTGGGTCTGGATAGATTGTACTGGCTCATGGCGGATGGACTCCTGTGTGGCATCGTTTAACTTTGGGTATGCTAGTTTAACATTGGCGGGCGTCTGAGCGCACGCGTCAAATGACGGAAGGACAGGCAAAAATTGATAGTTGACAAGTGTTAAACGTTGTTATATAATGTTTTTGAACGTCATTCAAAAGGAGGATTCATGGGAACAACGAAGGCAAAAGAGGTAAATCGGAACGGTAAATTTGTCGGCGGATACATAGCGCCGGATGCAGTAGAGAAGGTCAAGGAAGTCCAGGCCAGACTAAGCATGATGTCGGAAGATTTTGGTCTCGGTTCGGTGAATATTACCAAGGCGCTCGAATTCATAATTTCCAAATTCGATGTCGATTCGAGTATCCCGATTGACCCAAAAGCGGTCGGCCACGCGTCGATCCAAATGTATAACTAGGCGCGTGGCCCTTTCCTAAAAGAAAGAGCCACAGCCTAATGACCATGACCCTTTCTTTTGCCCCAAACCTGAAAGGGTCGAAGCGCTTTTGTTTTTACCGTTTACCCTTACAGGTAAACGATTATTAAGTCAGAATCACGTCATTCGCCTGAAGTAAACTTCAAACAAATGAACTATAATTCTGGCTGGAAGGAATGGAGCGGTAAAGTTCTCTAGGCTGCACTCTCCACAACTTCCCCAACGATTTCACACAGCATCAAAGGTCTTGTTACGACAATCTAGCCGTGGTTGGTTTCTTGTAATTCCTCATTCGGATTCCTCAGCCGCCACGCACCCAGATCGAAAAGCCAAGATCCAAAGCACATTAACAACCGAATAGAATACGTTTAGTTTGCACGTAGCGGTAACGTTAGTTTGGCTGCCACCGCTACATGCTATGGGTACTAAGGTGCTCCACCTGGGACTTGAACCCAGAACCCGCTGATTAAGAGATCAAAACGTGTTTTTATCTGTTCAGTGTCGATTTGAGTATTCATAGTTATCTTTCAGCAAGACATTAAGACAAACAAGACGGAATTTTTAGTCTATATGATAAAAATTCGTTTATTACATTAATCGATTTTTTCCGTCTTGTTTGTCTTAATGTCTTGTGTATTTTATGTACTGATATTTACGGACAGCCCTGAGTAGCCGCGCACTTGGCGGCTATTCACGTATTGTTTGGTATCGACAAAACCCTTCCGTTTCAGAGTTTGACCAAATCGCCTTGCCTGTTTGGGTGTGTGCCCATTTGATTCACACCAATTTTTGTAACTACGATGTAGCGTTTCGACCGACGCGAAGCCACCATCCTGTTTGGTGCAATAATCCTCAATCCATGCTTGCACATCATCCAATTCTGCTCGATGCGCCGATTTGAAGGCAAGGCAAATAGAGCCAAACAGAATCAGCATACTACTGAAGTATTAAAAAGTATATTGTGATTAATTGACGGAGTGCCTACGAAGCATCGGCGATGAGACAGCAGGGCACCAGTCGTGTGGGCGAACTTCTCTTTTGGCGTGGCATCAATGGGGTTGGGGAGAAGGTGATGAAGCGAGTAGTAGAGGGTCTGGGTCTATTCCTTTCATTGTGTAAAGTTTCACGGTGTTGGCGTAAGTTGCTTATCAATTCTACCTAGATTGTTGCCCACGTAATCAGCCCAAAATATGAATTTTTATTTCCCATTTTGGGCAGTCGCTTACGCCTATACCACAAATTACAAAAGAATCATTTTTGATGCTAACGGTTCGTTGTCAGCATCTTACGAAAAGGAGAAAGCATGTTGTTTTACCTGAAGGGACTTAGCAAGAATTTGCCCTACGTAGTACGCCATCGCAACGAGGATGGGGTGAACATCATCACATTTCACGCCACCGACGCGGCGGCAGAGATAGAACGAAAGTGGCGGCGCATGAACGGTGCGCTGCGTGTGCGAAAAATTCATCTTGGAAAGAAGGAGTTGACACCATGCGCGGATCGAGAATCAACCGACCTGCTACCGATAAGATTCAAGCTGCCGGATATCAAACGCTCGAAGTCTACAAGGACATCTACGGGTGGAAGGTCTGGGACAAGACGCTCAGTAATCGTCAATTCTGGAATGGTTACAAGCGCCTCCCCAATGAGTGTGTGAAGGAAGTAGTCAAGAAGGGGAATGTACCGCATGAGCCATAAGATAACCGACTGGGTTTGGGGGTCTCCCAATGTTGATGGCAAACGATTGCTGGCACTACTGGCATTGGCGAGTTATGCAGACGACGAAGGGTTTTGTTTTCCTGGTGTAAAGACGTTGGCGGGCAAGCTCAGGGTGACAGAACGGCAGGCTATGAGAATCCTCAGCAATCTTGAAAACGATGGATTCATCACAATCACCAAGCGCGGAAATGGGCGCGGTAACATCAACGTTTTCAAGATCAATACTGAAATGTTGGCTGCGAAAATTCTTCAACCCGACGCTCTAAACCCTGACATGGATGACACTTTTCAAGAAAAAACCCTGACACCCATGTCACCCATTAGCGCGATAAACCCTGACATAGATGTCACCCTTTCCGCAATAAACCCTGACATCCAGCGCGGAGAAACCCTGACATCCAGCGCGCTAAACCCTGACATTTTGGGTAATCTCTCTATATATAAGAATCAGTATGATCCCTTAAAAGAGAATAGTAGTAATGCACCCGCCCCCGCTGCGCAATCCGTCTCAGAATTTCCGGTTTCGAAAAACACGCTGGGAATCAAAGCCGTTCGCATCACAGAACCAGTTGTAGCACAGTCTGTGGAAATCTTTGACCCGCCCTCAAGGGCTGAAATCAGATTGCAGGCAGCACAGCGACGAATCGTTGAAGCCCCAGCTCGAGCCACGAAATTGCCCAAGCTCGACACACCACACGTAACCCAGCAAATCAACGCAGATGGGTACTTACCAGCCGGTTCTGGAAAAACAGCCGTTGAGGTCTACGCAGAACGTTTCAGCCTGACCAATCCAGAGACGCGGCTGACCATGCCACTGCAGGATGACTTGGTGAGAGATTGCCCCGATCTGGACAGACTGCGCACGGTACTGATTGCATACTCGCAAACCAGTTACAAGCCGCGCAACATGAAACTTATTCTCGACTGGTACCGAACGGGTGTACCAGCACATAAGCAGCAACAAGGAGCTACAGCAAATGCGACCATTAGCCGACCTGTTACCCCACAACCAGGAACAGGTCAAGGAAACCTTGGCAAGGCAGCGCGAGTTGGCAGGGAAGAGGCGAAACGACTTTTTGCCCACCTCCCAATGTACCAAACCCAAGAAAAAAACCAATGAAGAGTGCCCCATCTGCAAAGGCCAGGTGCTTTACATGTTGCAGTACCCCAACGGGCGCATGGAAATGCAGACATGCGCCCGTTGCGCCGATACCGGAAAGACCAGTGGCCTGTCAGAGTTTGAACTGAATCTAACCATCGATTCCATTGTGGAGATCGGCGACAAGACTGGCAGCCACGCAGTACTGAAGGCTGCCGCACAGTACATCATCGACGGGCGCGGCGCAACCTTCATCAACGTCTTCGGAACCACGGGCAATGCAAAAAGCCTGTGGGCAAAGAGCATCATCGCAACGTTGTGCCGCAATGGCATCCTATCGCACTATACGCGCGGCAGGACAGTCGAAAAGTCACTGTTTGGAGATAGCGGCGATGAGAACGCAAAGGCGAACCGCCCTGGGGTTGACTTCTACAGCCGCATCAAAGCACTCGTGGTTGACGAAGCCCACGCCATGAACTGGCGCTCGCCATGGGTGGCGGCAGGGCTGCAAGAGATTTTGGACAGTCGCTACGAAGCGTCAATGCAGCCGTCTGGACGCAAGCGGCAGCTAACAATCCTGGTATCGCAGATTGACCCAAAGGACTGGGCACCTGATTGGCTGCTCGACCGTCTTCGCCAGGGTAGCCACGCAATCCCCTGGACAAACAGTGAAGTGCCACTTTGCCTGCAAGAGCGACCTTGCCCACGTTGCGATGGGGTAATGCGCTACAACGACAAGTGGCTGGCCTGTGAATGTGGGCACGATCGGGATGTGGAGATTTTCTTTCCTTTCCGCGACATGGCAGACAGTGCCCGTCCGATTATGCCGGTGGTAACACATGGGGGGTGGTGATGCCAACAAGGAAAGCTTTCCGATGGGGCTCGCCACCCACGCTCAGGAGCGAAAAGGATGCGCTGATGTGGAGTGTATCGCAAAACGCATTCAAGACCCTTGCCGACGCACGGACCGCTTACAACGCAGTAGCTATTCTTTATGGAGTGCAGATCTACCAACGCTGGATCGATTTGGTCAATCGGCGGAAGTTATCAATCCAGCACCGAAATTCACTGAAGATGTGGGAGGAAAAACAAACAGGAGAACGCCATGAACGTTAAGCATTTCATCAACTGGTTGATGCCAACACCAGCAATCACCACGGCGGCAAAACTGGAAAGGCTGGAAGCCGAAAACGACCGCCTACGAGCGCAGGTCGAGCAATGCCAGATGGCACTGGCGACATGGGCGACCGATGCCGAAAGCTTCAGGATTGATGCCGAGGTATGGAAGGAACGGGCGGAGAAGTGGCAAGAGATCGCCATCCAGTTGTCGCCAACGCAGCAAATTAGCAGCTCCATGCCATGGGGGAAGAACTGATGAGCCTGTCAACTGTAGAAACCATTTTGCAGCGAGAGAACGCCTCAATTGACTACGCCACTCAGCAAATCGCCTGGCACGAACAGCAGATTGCCTGGAACAAAAGCTAGATAGCGGCTTGGAAGGACTCGATCAAGGAAAGCAGGGAATACATTGCGGAGGTAAAAGAACAAAATGAGCGACACACCCAAACGCCCCAGAGCCCAAGCCATCAAGGTCGCCGAAAAGGTCGTTGCAGCACTTGACCCTTGCTGTACGTGGATAGAGATGGCTGGCAGCCTGCGCAGGCAAACGAACATGGTGGGTGATATCGAAATCGTAGCTATCCCCGCCGCCAACATGCTCTATGACCTGTTAGACGAAAAGATTGCAGCAGGCACTATCACCCATCTCGCGAAGAAACGCTGGGGACTCAAGCAGCGGTCCTTCTGGTTTGCGGGCTGGCAGTTCGACATCTTTATTCAACCCGACCCGCTGACCATGCCAGTCAATTTCATGATCAGAACAGGGTGCGCCGACTTCAGTCACCGCATGGTCACGAGGAAGAGTGCCGGTGGTTGGATGCCGGATTGGTATGAAATCAAGGACGCGAAGGTCTGGTGCGATGGCGAAGCCCTTCTACTCGAAGACGAGCGCGATATCTTTGACCTTTGGGGCATCGATTACGTGGAGCCGACCGAGCGCACGGATAGCTATCGACCTGTGCAGTTTTACCCAGTGCGACCCGCCACCGAAAAGCGGGATATGTTCTCAGAAGAAACATTCGTGCCAGTGGAAACAGCCAGGGCGATGCAGCCAATCGCACCTGAGCAGGGGACGATCTCCCACTCATCCTGTCGATTCTCGCTCAATGATCCGTTACCAGAGAGGTTCAATACATGGTCTTTTCAAGTCTCGTCAGACGCTGGCACCCCAGCCGCGAGAGAACGAGCGATAGAAGCAGCCAGAGCAGCACAGAACCGTTAACGCCAAGGCAGGAAGCGTATCGCCTATATCTGCAATCGGGCAGGTGGCAGGCGATACGCACTTGGCGGCTGTGGTGGGATGGGGGATGCCGCGTGTGCAACGCACCGGCAACCGATTACGAAGTGCATCACCGGCGATACAGGTTCAAAGGTCGCCTGGGCTGGCTTTTCGGAATCGGCTATCTGTTGGAATGGTTCGACTGTATCACGCTGTGTGACAAGCACCATGATGCAGTCCACAAAGTAAGCAAGATAAGCGAGTTTGAATAATGGCAGAACAATCCAGAGGCGATCAGCGAAAAATCATCGAACGGGCACAAAAGCAAGGCGAGCTTGACGATTTGTACTGGTATGTATCATTCGACCTACCGCTGAAGTTTGGCTCACTACTCAAGCCGAAGACTTCAGCGGGAGCAAAGCACCGGGGCGGAGTGCCCGTCATTCCAACGGGACCCGACCCAGAGGCCAGCGCCGCGGAGATTGAGTTACTTCGCTGGCACTTTGAAGACAACAATCGTGGGCGCGGCTTGATCTTTCACGCCGCGCTGACCACGAAGGATCTACTCGATAGCATTTGCCCTGGCTGGTACATCTGGGGTGAAGCGAACACAAGCATTGATAACATTTGCCCCGACTGCGGGCAAGTCCACACAACCGAATACCACGAGCCATGGGCCTGCTGCGGCTGGTCGCAAACAGTGAGAGTGAATGAATACATCATCAGCAATTCAGACGAATAAAGGCGAGTTCTTCGACTTCTTGAAGCCATCAGAGTACACGCCCACCATTTTTGAAGTCGGCTATGCGCTAAGTAACCTGTGCAGGTTTACCGGGCACGTTGAAGAGTTTTACAGCGTAGCCCAACACAGTGTGCTCGTGAGCCTGATTGTGCCGCAACACCTTGCCTACGAAGGGCTGATGCACGACTGTGCAGAGGCCTTCATCGGTGACATGAGTGCACCGCTCAAGCGGCTCTTGCCGCAGTACAAAGATATCGAGCGAGCGGTAGAGATGGCAATTTTTCCCCGGCTGGGGTTGACCTACCCATCCCCAACCGAAGTGAAGCGAGCTGACCTTGTGGCACTCGCCACGGAGCAGCGAGATCTATTCGTGAGGCAGCGGCAGTGGAGTGAGCTGTCCGGCATCGAACCTATCGCCGAGAAAATTCAACCACTACCGCCGAAAGAGGCGTACAAACTATTTCTGAATCGATACAGCGAACTAAGAAAAGGATAAACCCATGACACACGTACCCGCGAACGAAATTGAAGCAGTAATCATCCACAGCGGAATCACGCCCATCGACCCAACCATCGCCACAATGCCCGTGATAGACTGCACCAGCCCGACCTACGTAGTTGGGGTCACCGAGAACACTCCCCGCCTGCCTGGGCGCACAGACCCCTACAGTGTGTCTGTGCATTCAGTGTGGGAGCGCGGATTCCACGATTTTCCGCCACCAGCCGCAACCAACTGGCGCATCATGGCGCAGTTTACGCGGTTAGTTGAAGAGATTGCCGAGTTCACCGAATCCAACCTCTGGGAACCGCGCAGCGAGAAAACCAGAGACGAGATCGCCGATGTGTTGATTGTCCTCAGTCAACTCGCATGGCTGACAGGAATGGAGCCCTCGCAGCTCGCAGCCAGACCAGCAGTCACAAGCTCAACGGTTGAGACCGAGCCCAACAAGCGCAACATCACCATTGTCCTGGGCAGTCTGGCCCGGGCATTGCGCAAGATGAATCAGGATACCCACGCCGTCCATGCCGCCATTAGTTCGCTTGCGCAGCAGATGCACTTCCGCTGCAAAACC